AAACTACATGGCATGACAAAAGAACAATCCAAGTATGAAGTTCAATATAAGATGGCGCAAAAGATGTTAGACATCCTGCTCCGAAGAGGGATTGTAACCGAGGAAGAACGTAAAAAAATAGATGAATTGAACCGCCAATCCTTCTCACCACAACTTGCCAAAGTATATGTGTAAAAACACTTGCTTTGTACAGTATGTTGGAGTAATGTGTGTTGCTAACAGGGGATGATAGTCCCAGAAAGGAGGAAAACGCATATGACAAAAAAGGTCACTAAGATTGAACCAGTCAGGCAAAAGGTGATGCACGAATTAAGACCTAAAAAGCGTGTTTGTGCATACTGTAGAGTCAGTACGGATTCCACCAAGCAACACACGTCCTATGTTGCCCAAGTAGAGTATTATAAGAGCTACATTGGCAAACGTGAAGAGTGGGAATTCGCCGGTATCTTTGCTGATGAAGCCAAAAGTGGGACACAGGTTAAAAAACGTGACGAATTCATCCGAATGATGAAGGAATGTGAAAATGGGAATATTGATATTATCGTCACCAAATCAGTCACTAGGTTCGCCAGAAATACCATAGACAGCATTGAAGCTATTAGAAAGCTAAAGGCACTTGGTGTCACCATATACTTCGAAAAAGAAAACATCAACACCATGTCCGAGCAAAGTGAACAGATGCTGACAATTCTAAGCTCAATTGCTCAAGGTGAATCAGAAAGTATCTCTACAAACAATCGCTGGGGAATACAAAAAAGATTCAGAGATGGCAGCTATAATCTCGGCTGTGTGGCTTATGGCTATATGAAAGATGAAGATGGTGAGCTAATAATCAATGAAGATGAAGCTGCAACAGTACGAAGGATATTTCAAGATTATCTAAACGGAAAAGGATCCTATGTAATTGCAAGAGATTTGACCAATGATAATGTGCCACCTGTTAGGACAGCTGAAACATGGAATGACAGTGTGGTAAAAGGTATTCTACAAAATCCAATATATGAAGGTGATCTGATTTTACAGAAAACCTACACTACTGAGGTACTCCCTTACACGAAGAAAATAAATCGTGGAGAGATGCCTCAGTTTTTTATTAAAGACAATCATGAACCGATTATCACCAGAGAACAAGGACAGATGGTTCGTGAAATCTATGAATACCGCAGAAAGCAGATGGGCATCGATGATAGCGGAAAGTATCAGAATCGATATGAGTTAAGCAGTAAGATCATCTGTGAAGAATGTGGTGGAACCTTCAGAAGACAAAAGATATACATCGGGAAACCTTATGAAAAAATTCAGTGGAGTTGTAAAAACCATCTAAACAGTAAAGAAAATTGCAAGATGAAGGCCATCAGAGAAGATATCATCAAAAGTGCCTATCTTACCATGTGGAATAAGCTGGTCAGCAATTATACCTATATCCTAATACCACTGTTAGACTCCCTAAAAAATCTGAGAACCGGTAAATCACAAGAAGACGATATCGAAAACTTAAATCATAAAATTATGGAACTGTCTGAGCAGAGCCATATCCTGAGCCGAGTGGTGCAAAAGGGATATATGGACTCTGCTCTTTTTATACAAAAGCAAAATGCACTGAATATCGAGATTGAAGAAACAAAGAAAAAGAGGAATGGTCTGCTGGATTCAAACGGATTTGATAAAGAGATTGAAGAAACCATAAGGCTCCTTGAAATTATCAAATACAACTCAGAAATTATGGATACCTATGACGAGAACCTACTTGCCCATACGGTAGATCAGGTGCTCGTAGGACAAAGCGGAACCATCACTTTTAAACTGATCAATGGACTTAAATTAACAGAGCGTATCAGTAAAGGTGGTGAGGACGCGTGATGCAGCGACATATGCCAATGGGATACAAAATGATAAATGGTCTGATAGAGGTAAATGAAGAGCAAGCCCAAATAGTCAAAGCAATTTTTACAGACTATATCAAAGAAAAATCATTAAAAGCCATAGCGAAAAAACTTTCAGACAAAGGTGTCCTCAATGCTAATATGAAACCCAATTGGAATCATGGTTCAGTAGGCAAGATACTACAGAATGTCAAATATCAAGGGGATGAGTTCTATCCAAGGCTTATTGATGAGGCTACTTATAAAAAAGCCCAGGACATGAGAGCAGCTGTAGAAAAAAAGCTTGGCAGATCACAGCAATTTAATGCGATGAAAAATCAAAGCATTTTCAGTGGAAAAATCAAGTGTGGGGAATGCGGAGAAACCTATAAAAAATATATCGAACACGCTGGCAAGCCTTCGGAGAAAATTAAATGGAAATGTAGAAACTATATTTTTCAAAACCGAGTTTTATGTCGGAACAGTTTTTTCACAGAAGAAGAACTGAAAAGTATATTTACAGAAGCTACGAACCAACTGATCAGGCAAAAAAAGAGACTTGATAATATACAACCAAATGAACCACCGAAAATGAACCTCGAATTCAGACAGACTGATAATAGAATTAAAGAACTCGAGCAAGACGGTGAATTTTCAAGTCCAGAGCTTGCAGAGCTGATTTTTAAAAGAGCTGTGCTTTATTACGAAGGCTCAAATGTTGCCGATCAAAAGTGGAATGCTGAAAAATTAAAATCGGCTCTCTCAGATATAAATACCCTGACAGAATTTAATGATGAACTGTTCGAAATCATTATTAAAAGGATGACGGTCTATAAAGAGACATCTGTGAAAGTGGAATTTATCAATGGGGTCATTATCAACATAAGTATCGAGTACAAACGAAAGGATGGTAAAAATGGCAGTAGTGAAAAAAACGGTAGCAATCATACCGCCTCAAGTTAAATATGACAAACATACGCGAGTAGAACAGAAAACACTTCGAGTAGCAGCATACTGCAGAGTCAGTACCTTGCTAGAGCAACAGGAAGGGAGCTATGAAGCTCAGGTTGACTATTATACGGAGAAAATCAATAGCAATCCCAATTGGAAATGTGCAGGCATATTTGCTGACGATGGAAAGAGTGCCACACAGACGAAAAAACGTGATGATTTTAATGTCATGATTGAAGCTTGTATGGCAGGAAAAGTAGACTTGATCCTGACAAAATCGGTCAGTCGGTTCGCAAGAAATACAGTGGATGCCCTTCAATATATCCGAAAGCTGAAGGAAAAGAACATTCCAGTCATTTTTGAAAAAGAAGGGGTCAACACCATGGAAAGTGGTGGTGAACTCCTGATTACGATCCTGAGCAGCCAAGCACAGGAAGAAAGCCGTAACATCAGTGAAAACACAAGATGGGGCTTAACAAGGCGGTTTGAAAACGGAATTATATCAGTCAATCATAAGAAGTTTTTAGGCTACACAAAAGATGACGATGGAAACCTAGTGATTGTCCCAAATGAAGCCATTATTGTAAAGCGGATATACCGAGAATATCTAGAAGGTAAAAGCATCATTCAGATAACCAAGGGACTAGAAGAAGACGATGTTAGAACGGTAACAGGACTTGATCACTGGCATCCCGGGACAATTGACAAAATGCTCTCCAACGAGAAATTTTGCGGCGATGCTTGTATGCAGAAGACCTACACAATCGATTTTCTAACAAAGAAAAAAGTAAAAAATGAGGGTTATGCCCCTCAATACTACATCGAAGATAACCACGAAGCAATTATCCCCAAAGCGTTATATCATCAGGTGCAGGTGGAAAAGGCCAGAAGAGCAAGTCTAAATAAATCTGCGGTTACAAGGAAATCAAACAGGTCAAAAAAAGAAAAGAGCAAGTACAGCTCGAAGTACGTACTAACAGAACTGCTTGAGTGTGGAGAATGTGGCCATGCTTATAGAAGACAGACCTGGTCCAAATATGGACAAAAATCAGCTGTATGGCGATGTGAGGACAGGCTAAAAAATGGAACAAGCTCGAGATGTCAAAACTCGCCCACATTAAAAGAAGAGCAACTTCATGATGCCATTATGAAAGCCATCAACAAAGTAGTCGAAAACAGTGGCGATTTTATAGAGACATTCAGAGAGAATGTCATACGGGTCATAGGCAATTACAGTACTCAAGGGGTTACAACGGAATATGATAACCAGATTGATGAACTGCGAAAACAGATGCTGAAACTCATCGAAGATAACGCAAGACAAGGCGCTGTAAGCGATGAATTTGACGATGCATACAAACAATTATCCGAGCGAATCAATGAGCTTAAGCAGGCGAAATTAAAGCTTGTAAGGGCACAGAAACAGGCGGAGAACTATGCAGAGAGGGTTGAAGCACTGGACAAGGCTGTGGGAACTGTAAACCCACAAGTGAGGGAGTTTGACCAAGAGCTTGTGAAGCGATTGATATATAGCATAAAGGTGCATAAGGGGCTGAAAATAACGATCCAATTTCACTCAGGGATTGTCATGACTGAGGAAGTGGATTGCTACGAGGATTAAAGTTTAGTAATAGAATATTGTACTTCATAACGACCGTAACTGTTAATGCAGCTACGGTTTTTATTTGCTTAATGAATGAGTCACTCTAATGGATTAAATTTTACAAATTACAAAGAATGGAGAAGATAAAATGACTGCAGAAGAGTTATACGAATTGATGGAAGACGGCAACCTTGGCTATGCCTGTGTTTATAAACAAGGAGACCAAGGAATGCATACCGATTACATGTTTAAAATGACGGCTGAGAACATTGCTAATTTTATTGGGAAAAATGCATATTCAGCAGACAAGATTATAATGACGGATATGTGTGACAGCCTAATTTGTGAATCTATTTATGGCGGTTTTATTATGAATTGCCCAGATCAGAACCTCTGTCGAGAAATTATCCCTTATTTGGCTCCTATACAAATGGGAGAAGTGGATCCGAAAGAATTCCCAGTGGCGACAAGAGAAGAGATGGAAGCACTTTGGGATGCAGAAGAGGAAGTTGTTATGCAAGCGGAGTTTAGAATATTGTGAATTAAAAAAAGCCCAGATGTTTAATCTAGGCATGATTTTTATAATAAATGTATGATAATTCCTAATATCAACACGATTGAAATTATTCTATGACTAACAAACCACAATCCTTGTCTCTTTTTAAAAATGTAAGCCCCAGACATTCCTAATAACATTTGAATAAGCAATATACCACCTGCTATCAATCCTGTAGTGCTCACTTCACGAAATGTTGACTGAATATAAAAATGTAGTAAGAGGATTATAATTGTAGCAATTCCCCAAAATTTATGATGACGTACAAATATTT